CACGTCCGCGGACTGTCCGTGGTCCAGGGCTAATCCTCTCTTGGGGGCCCACTCATGTGACCCCCACACAACCCCCAACCTCAAGGAGTCCTAACCATGGCACAACTTCCCGAAATCCTGGAGTGGTATTCACTAACTCCAATGGTCAACGAGATGAAGTCGCCGCGCACCTTCCTGCGCGACACCTTCTTCGGTGACGTCGAAACCCAAACGACCGAGAACATCGTGTTCTCTGTTCTCGAAGGTGGTCGCGAGACCGCTCCGTTCGTCAAGCGCGATGGTGAAGCCATCATGGCTGGCGGCTACGACGAGAAGGAATACACGATTGGCGCTCCGAACATCCGCATCAAGCGGCCGCTCGAAGCCTCGGATCTGATCTTCCGCCGTCACGCTGGCGATGTGATCTTCGCCGACGGCGGCACGGTAGAGGCAGCGGCCGAGCGCGAGATCGCGCGTCAGCTGATGCGTCTGAACGACCTGATCGACAACGCCGAGGAGTATCTCTGCGCGCTCGCCATCCGTGGCACGATCAGCTACACCGCGGCCGACGAGGCCAACTTCACCATCACGTATCCGAAGCCGTCTGGCAACACCGTGACGCTGACGAACTTCTGGAATGGTGCTTCGGCCACGCCGATGCAAGATGCTCGCGATGCGAAGTTCATCATGCACGACGCCGTCTCGCTCAACCCGACGGATGTGATCCTCGGCAGCGAGGCCACCGACGCCTTCCTGTCGTCTGACGAAGTGCGGTCGCTGCTCGACACGAAGAACGTGAACGCAGGCAACCTGAACCTGTCGGCCGACGTCGACAGCCAAGGCGCCATGTTCCTGGGTCTGTTCGCCGGCCTCCGCTGGTGGAGCTACCCGTCGCAGGTGACGGTTGCCGGCGTGGCGACCGACCTCATCCGCACGAAGTATGCTGAGTTCCTGCACCGCGGACCGGGCGCAGAGATGAAGCTCTACTACGCTGCGATCAGCGACCTCGACGCGATGGACGCCGGCCTGCTGGCGACCCGCCGCTTCTCGAAGTCGTGGCGCCAGGCCGACCCGTCGGTCCACCAGATCCTCGTCACCGCTCGCCCGTTGCCGGTTCTCCGGCGCCCCGGTGCGATCGTGTCGATGAAGGTCGTCTCGGGCTAATCCCGATTGGGCGGGCTACCTCTTGTCCCGCCCGCATCTCACTACTAACTCCAGGAGCTACCTCAAATGGATTACTACGTATCGAAGAAGGCCGGCAGCATCATGTTCCGGCAACCCAAGAAGCAACACCTCGTCGCTGGCGACAACATCCCTGCCGAGGTCTGGAACGCCGTGGTTGAGTCGTCTCGTCAGGAACTGCTGAACACCGGCATGGTGGAAGCGTTCGAAGACGTCGACAGCGTTATGCTGTCCGACGCGCCCGTGGAGGAGTTGCCCCGCGTCGGCTCCGGCAACAAGAAGTTCATGCCCGAGGCCAAGGTGCAAGCAGGCAAGCGCGTCGACGCTAAGCTGGAAGCCCTCAAGAAGGAGCAGGCTGCGCGTGACCTAAAGGCCAAGGAAGACAGCGAAGTTGACCGCGAAGGTGGCGGCAGCGCTGACGGCGTAGTCAAGATCGAGCTGCCAGCCGACGAGGACGATGACGACTTCGAAGACGGCCTTACTGCCGAAGAGATGGAAGCACTACTTGAGATGGAGCGCGAGGACCAGAAGGACAACTAATGGCTGTCGCGCCCATATTCGTAGCTGACCTGGACAAGCTCCAACTGGAACTAAGACTGCAAGGTCTCAGGACTGGCTCGGAGGGTATGTCCATCTTCACCCGTGCGACTAGCGCGGCGCGCGTCTACCTCTACCAACGCCTCGGGCTGGCGCTCACGACCTCACTGGTCGCGCTCACCGAGGTCGAAAACCCAACCACCGCCGACGAGGTGCGCCGCAAGGCTGCCTCCCTGGTGGAGGTTGAGATCGTTCGCTGCGACCTGCTGGACATCATGCCAGTCATGGTGGCGGACGCCAGCGGCGATGCGCAGCAGACCTACAACGACGAGGGCGTGTGGCGCTCTGTGTCGCCCGAGGAGCGCGAGGAAGCCATCGCCAGGTGTCGAGCCAGGATTGAGGAGCTGATCGAGCTGCTGCTGTCTGAGGACGACCTGGGCGAAGACCTGACCATCCGGGTCTGGGACGGCCACCGGCCAAAACCCAACGAGCGCTACCCTGGTGGCACGGCCCATCCGTCTATCGGCAAGTTCCCTGGCAACTTTGAGGAGCAATACCACGCCGGCAATGGCGAGGTAGAAGTCCGCTTCGAGCTGGGGTCTGACTAATGGCCACCCAGTCCGACCGTATTCACGCCGCGATCTATGGGGCCCTATCGGGCTTCTCGTTCCCGTTCGTGAGCTACGACAAGGACACTGGCCTCCGCACCACATCAGAGGTAGACGGCGAGACGCCCGACACCATCCTAGTCAGAGAGGCGTCGAGCAGCTTCGACATCGCCATCGGCGAGCGCCGCAATCCACGGACGCGCGAGCGCACAGACTGGCAGTGGGACGCGACGATTGCGTTCGACGGTCAGGTGTCGCTGGAGCTGTTCGAAGAAACCTACACACACAACCCGCTGTTCCTGCCACGCACTGTGGATCTGAACCAGCAGGTCGTCATCATGCTCACTGAGGTTGCATACACGCACCCTCCAGAGCATGCTTCATCCTCGGGCAGTCGTGCAAAATTAACATTCACGGCGACCCTTTCTCGCAAGTAACCAACCAAGGAGTTATCCATGGCCGTTGGCGTAAGCAACAACACCGGCACGACCCAGACCGCCGACTACAACCTGGGTCGTGGCATCATCCGCCTCTCTCCTCTCGATGGAACCTCTGGTTTGCCGGTGGCATACCGTGACCTCGGGAACGCCCCCAGCTTTTCGCTGAGCATCGACGTCGAAGAACTGGTTCACCAGTCCTCGCGTGGTGGTCTTCGAACGGTTGACAAGCGCCTCGTCATCTCGCAGACGGTGAACTTCACCTTCGTGCTTGAGGAGCTGTCCGCCGAGAACTTGGCGATCTTCTTCTCCGGCGCAACTGTGTCGGCCACCAACCCTGCCATCGCTGGTATCGCCGAGTATCTGGCAGACGCCTCGCTTGAGCTTGGTCGCTGGTATGCGATCTACAACCAGTCCTCGGGTAGCCGTGCACTGGACATCGCTGCAGCCAATTTGACGGTGGTCAGTGACAAGGCTGGCGCGAACGACACGCTCGTCCTCAACACCGACTACACGGTCGACGCGGAGATGGGCATGGTGTTCCTCCTGACCACTGGCGCTACGGCGGCAAACGGCGACACGCTGCACATCACGCTGGCGGCCGACGCCGGTGCAGCTGTGACGACGCAGACGCGCGGTCTGGTGTCGTCGGGCGTGGACTACGCCCTCAAGTTCATCGGTGAGAACCCAGCGGACAACGACCAGCGATTCGAGGTGGAGCTGCACTCTGTGCAGGTCAACGCCGATGGCGACTTCTCGCTCATCAGTGAGTCAGACCTCACGCAGATGCCGTTCTCCGGCACGGCGCAGCAGAACTCCAGTTGGCTCGATAGCAACTCGAAGACGATGACGATCACGTCCTACGACAAGCCGTAAGGCTAAGAACCAGGGGAGGCCCCGCACGCCTCCCCATGGTATACTTCTGTCTGTCTGTCACCCCCCTACAAGGAGCTACCTATGGCGAACATTCTCAAGAGACTCGGGGCCTTCCGCAACAAGGCCATCATCCACCTAATCGACACCGACGACGGCCCACAGGAGTTCAAGTTCTACCCGCCTCGCATGCGTATGCTGATCTCAGGTCAGATGGGCTCGATCATCGAGCCCATCTCAGGCGCTATGACTGTGCTGTTCAGCAGCACCGCGCGGGACTCCAGCCGTCAGCAAGAGGTGCAGAAGGACGGCACCGTCATGACGTTCGTGCAGGGCCTCAACCCTGACGTCATCGAGCTGCGTGACCGCAAGCGATCCGAAGCCGTCAAGGCTGCCATAGCCGTGCTGTTGGACGACAACACCCGCTACAAGGTTGGCGCGCTGTTGGCCGACTCCTTGCGCGATGAGTTCTCCGAGAAGGAGGCCGCGCGTGTTGGCGAGATCCGTGAGTTCATGGATGCTCTCGACCTGCCAACGATGCTCGACTTCCTAAAGGGTTACTTTAAGGCGCTCGCTCCGATCCTGGACAAATCGGGAAACTCGATCCTCTCCGACCTGCAAGACACGGTCAAGCGCGAATTAAGCCGCGCGCTAGGGAAGACCGAGGACGGAGAGCAAAGCGCGGACGGCGGACTGATTCTAGAGATGACGCCGAGCGAGACGCCGAGCGAGACGCCGAGCGAGACGAGCGAGAAGAGCGAAGCGTAGAGCAAAGCACCGACGCCGCGCTCGTCTTCCTAGCGCACTTTACCCACACACCCTTCGACTATCTACTCGATCAAGACGTCATGACCTTCAACGCCCTTCTAGATGCAGCGACTCGTGTCGACGCAACTAGATGGACGCAACAGGCATGGCTGGCAAGAGCGGCAGCACACGCTGATGCCAAGGTCTTCCAGAAGATGGTCACTGAGACGTGGGGTCACGCGACGCAATCTGAGTCGAACACACCCGACAAGCCCAGCGGTAAAGGTATCGCTGACTTGCTACGAGATTTCGGAGGCGGTATCTAATGACAGTCGACCGCGGCGGACTACGCTACACCATTGAGGTTAGTGACCAATTCACCAGGCCGCTCAAGCGATTTCGAACCGAGATCGCTGCGGCTCGCAAGGAGCTTGAAGGCCTACGAGGCGCTCAGACGCAGCGCAGCGCCAGCGCCAACGCCGAGATGGACAAAGGTTCTGGTCTATTCCGCAAGGTGGGCTCGTCAGCACTAGCGGCCGATGGCGCCATCAACCGGGTGTCTTTCACCTTCCGCCGTTTGATCGGCATCTTCGCGGTGTTCGCTGCGGCACGTGCCGGCGGTGCTTTGTTCTCGGGCTTCATAAAGGATAGCATAGACTACAACTCCACCATCGAGGACAGTCAGATCAGCATGGCGTCGCTGTTCACCACAGCTGGCAGGGTGCGCGACGCACAGGGCGAACTGCTCGAAGGCGCTGAGGCGTTCGGCGCAGCACAGGCCGAGGCTGCACGCCAGACGAGGCTGGTGCAGGCTGCAGCTGTGTCTACCACGGCCACCTTCCAGGAACTACTCCGCGCGTTCCAGGCAGGCATCGGCCCTGGTCTTGAGGCCGGCTTGAAGCTCGACGAGATCCGCGAGATCACCGTCCGTGTGTCGCAGGCAGCTGCGGCCCTGGCCATCCCACAGAACCAGCTGATTGAGGAGATCAGGTCACTTCTGCGAGGCACCATCCAGGCGCGCACCACCATCGTGGCCAGTGTGTTGGGTATCACCAACAAGGATGTTGCTGACGCCAAGAAGACTGGCACGTTGTTCAAGTTCCTGTCCAATAGGTTGGAGGGATTCAAGTTCGCTGCTGACGCCACGCAGCAATCATACACCGGCCTGCTGGCGCGCGTGAAGGATTCATTCCAACTGGCTGGTGGTGTGGCCTCAATCAAGCTGTTCGATCAACTCAAGTTGACGTTCAGCGAACTGGCCGACTCGTTCGTCCAGCTTGAGCGTGACTCAGAAGGCAAGGTCGTCGGTCTCCTCCCCAATGAGGGAGCAGTCAAAGCGGCCGAGGCATTCTTCTCACGCATCGCCAGTGCCCTTCAAATCTTCCGTGAGGGCCTCCAGCAGCTCACGTCCGCCCAGATAGGCAACGTCATCGGAGCGCTGGGCGAGCTCGCCACGGGCGTCTCTGCGACGCTTGCCGGCTTTATTCAGGGCCTCATCTCTGGCCTGTCTCAGGTCGTTTCCTTCGTCGGCGCCATCGCTGCAGGGTTCAGCGGAGGGAACGGCATCCTTGCCTACGTCGAGCAGTTCGGCGTTCTTGCAGGCGAGGCCGCCTCCATCATTATCACCATGGTTGCCGCCTCGCTCTTACTGCGTGGCACCTGGCTGCTGCTCGGCCCCGCCGTTTCTCTGGTGGCCAGCTCGGTTAAGGTCCTCGGCACACTGCTGCTCGGTGTAAACAAGACGGTGGGCCTGCTTCCTGCCAAGTTCTTTCCGGTCGTTGGCCTCGTGCTCGGCATCGTAGCCGCGTTCCGTCGAGTGTTCTCCGATGTGCTCGGGTTCAAGCTCACGTTCGGCGAGACAATCGAGTTCATCTCGCTGTCCTTCCAAGAGCTGTGGGGGCGCGTGACCAAGTTCGGTGAGATCGCCTTCAAGATATTCGCCAACAGCTTGGTCGACTTCTTCCGGTCGCCACTGCAGACCATCGGAAGGAACTTCTTTGAGCTGTTCGGCGGCATCCTGAAACTGGTTAGCGGACTATCCGCCATCACCGGCATCGCCGAGGACACACGCATCGAGCTTGAGGGCGCCATCAAGACCATCGAAGACTTCACCAACGCTAAGAGACCGCCGGCTTTTTTTGATGTCGGGGCCTCCCAGCGAGAGCTGGATAAGTTCCTGGTCGAGTCGCAGAGTAAGTTCGATGCTCTGGCAGCCAAGGCAGCCGCCCGTGACGCCAACTCCAACACTCTGTTTGACAAGGCCCAGGCGGAGGCCGACTCTGATGACCTGCTGGTCATCATCGACGAGCTGAAGACCAAGTTCGGCGATGCGTTCACTGACTTCACAGGGTTCGATTTCGAGGCGGCGTCTGCTGCTTTGAAGGACGGGTTGATTGATGACAAGGGCATCACAGAGAAGCTCCAGGATGCTGTCAAGACATTCATCGAAGGAATCAATGATGACGCTAACGCCAAGGGCCCGATCGAGACATACTTCTCAAAGATCGTTGAGAACTTCGAGACTGGCTTAGACCTCATCAGGCAGACTGTTCAGCAGTTCAGCTCCTTCGTAGCCGACGCCGTCGTTGACTCGCTGGATCCTAACGCCAGCGGCAAGGATCTGCGCGAGAAGTTCGCCAAGTTCTTGCAGTCGATCGCCAAGCTCATCATCCAGCAGCTGGTGCAGGTAGCCATCGCCAAGGCCGTGCTCGGCGCGTTCGGCAACTCCACAGGTGGCCTGGGCGCGCAAGCCGGTTCGCTGGCTGGCGGCCTCGCCGAGGGTGGGCCTGTCCCTGGTGGACACGGCGTGCCACGGATGGCGAGGCCGAAGGGCCTAGACCCTCGCGACACCACGCCGATCTTCGCGCAGCCTGGTGAGTTCATGATGAAGCTCGCAGCTGTGAAAAGCTACGGCACCGAGGTTATGGACGCCATCAACCGCGGTCTCATCGACCCGTCGGCTCTGCGTGGACTGATCTCTGGCCAGCGCTCGCGCAGGCACATCTCAGGAATGTCGAGTCGAGGCCCTGCAGGATACGCCGAGGGTGGTATCATTAGGTCGTCGGTCTCCGCTATAGATGCTGCGAACGTAAGCAGCTCCAACAGTGGAAGTGGCAAGCCTACCCAGGCTGTCGTGGTCGGCAACAATCAAACAATGGAGAAGCTCCTCAATGGTGGGCAGCAAGCGTTCCGTCGCTTCCTGCAAGACAACGCGCAGGAGTTCGACGGCATCTTACGGTCAGGACGCACAGGATAATCAACATGGCACTACTCTTCATGGAAGGCTTCGAGAGCCACGGCGGCAGTAGCACCTTCTTGGCGCGCAAGTATGCGACTGCCCTCAACTGGGGCAACGTCACCACCGGCCGACTGCAAGGCAGTTGCTGCACCATCGGCAGTGGTATCAATGCACGCACCTCGGCGTTCGGCGCCCCGACCAGCACCTGCGTCATTGGCTTCGGCTACCAGGACGCCACGGCAGGTGGGTCTGCCTCGAACTTCGAGATCAACATAATCTCAGGTGCCGGCGATCAGTTGCGTCTGCGCTTTGTCGGCGTCACCACCACCACGTTCCGAGTGGACCTGATGCGAGGCGCCACCCTGATTGAGAGCAGCCCGTCCTACTCAACGCTCAACTGGCACTACTTCGAGTTGAAAGCTGTCATCCACCCAGCGACAGGCACCTACGAGTTGCGCCGCAACGAGATCCTGGTGATGTCTGACACCGGTGTCGACACTGCGGCTAGTGGGTCTGCCGACTGGGACGCCATCCACTTCACCACTGCTGCGGACGGGCCGCTGGGCGGG